TGGTCAAGCACGATGTGGAGGATTGGAAAAACATAGTGAAAACCCTTGGCATAGATTGGGCAGAAACCGTATCCGACATTAGTAACATCATGGATGAGCAGTTTGGTTGGGATAATCCACGACAGCAACTTACTCTACTGAACTTCGACAAAGCTGCTGTAAATTAAAACGACCTCATCTTGGGCGGTTTAACCAATAAAATCTATACGCCAAAACAGGAGGTGGCTATGCAATTTCAAAACCTTGAGTTGAGCCGACCGCGGCCGCACCAAAACAATCCACGGACAAGTTTGGGTGACCTCACGAAAGAAAAGCAGATACTGATTGACACTCACCCAGTATTCGGCGAGGATGGCACGGCATGAGAATTTCGCAAGATGAGTACCGCCAATTCAGAGCCAAGCAAACACTTAAGCCGAGCAAATACCACAACGTAAAAACAAAAGTGGACGGCATTGCTTTTGACAGCAAGGCAGAAGCCCGGAGGTATTCCGAGTTGAAGCTGATGATAGTTGCTGATGAGATACTCGGTTTTGGGCGGCAACCTTCCTTCGTTCTGCCTGGCGGAGTCAGGTATAAGCCAGATTTTATTGTTTGCGACAAAGACAGTACTATGTGGGTGGAAGATGTAAAGGGTGTAGAAACGCAGAGTTTCAAAATCAAAAAGAAACTCTGGGAGGCAAGTTACCCATGGCTTGAGTTGCGGATAATCAAGTATTAAAAAGCGAAAGAATGCTCAGGCTCACCAGCAGATAAATTTATTCATGGAATGTATGTCAAAGCTGGAATCACCTATGCTACTCGCGGATGTAACGATCAATACCCGTGGTGCAGGATGTCGATTATTGAATGGCTACTTCAGGGAAATGGATATCCACCCAGGAGACATCATCCTAGACAATAATTGGGAGGCGTTTACACGGCCATGGATACGGCCTGCGGCAATAAAAAGGCACATGAAAAGCGGAACACATTTTAAAGACTTTGAGACATAGGGGGGGCATGACAATGGATAAGCCAATACTTGATGCATGTTGTGGGGCCACATATTGAGCACAAAGTTAAATGGGAGCAGGCAAAAGGCAATAAACGGCCAGCTTTCAATCACAGACATCGAGCGCATCGAGTATAGGGTTCGACAATGCATCATGGCCACAGTAAAGATTTACAATGACGGGCGCATCCATTGCCCTGTCATGGAATGCTATGGTTGTCAGTACTGCTATGAAAGAATTGATGAGATGCGGTTGCGTGATCATACTCAAAATTACGACGTTATAGCGGTTTTTGATGGGTTTGAGTTCAAGCAAAAAACAAGGTTCGTAAGTAGGAGGGTTTTACGTGAACGGTATAAAAATTAAAAACGGCGACCGGGTTTACATCGCCGGAAGTGCCGAGGAAGCCACCTATAAGGATTGCGTCTTTGAGGTCTTATCTGACCCGTGGGATGTTTGCGAGGAAAAGGTTGTAAAAATGAAATGCCATGAAATAGACAAGTATTTTAGCAGCTACGCAACGAAGTTTCTGCGGTTATTTTAGGGGGTGTAGGTGGACATGGCAATTGAAAAACTAATACTTGATGTTGTGGTGGAAGAATGTTCTGGTTCGATAAAGAAAACCCAGCTGTACTTTTTTGCGATAACAGAAAACTGTCTGATGAGCTGTGCGATGAGCGGTTATTCGAAATAAAGCCTAACGTATTGGCTGACTTTACAAATCTACCTTTCTCGGATGAATCATTTTGGCATGTGGTGTTTGACCCACCGCACGTGACCAATGCAGGTGAAACCTCATGGATGGCAAAAAAATACGGTTGCTTGCCGAAGAAGTGGGAGCGTTCATAAAAGCAGTATATGGGAAATTATTGAATTGAATGACCTTGACGAGCCATTTGCACAAGGGGAGCGACAATGAAAGCGATACTTAAGCCTGGCACCCATATTATGTGGGGATGCAAAAAGCCGCCAAATTTTTGGCGCAAGATATGGTGTTTATGTACTCGTAATTATAGAATCATTCGCGTGAAGAAGGAAGACGGCGATGCATGAAAGCGATATTAGAATTTGATGCGCCGGAAACATGCAGTGAATGCATGTTGTTTGCGAGGGTTCCTAAGCCAGGGTCAGCAGGGATAAACGATGGGTTATGGTGCTTTTACACGAAAGAACGTATTGAGAATCCATACGATCCTCGCCCCCAGTTCTGTCCCCTGAAAATCGATGTAATCGATGCCTTGAGTGGATAGAGCGAGAAAGAGGTGAAAAAACATCGGAAATAAAATTACTAACCCAATCCTCCGGGGTGATGTGGTGCTTGCAAAGCTTCGCTGGCCGAGGGGATCGGAACAAGGAGGAGTTCGCCCTGCCATCGTCGTACAGAATAATGTGGGCAACAGGAAAGCACCGACAGTCATAGTTGTGCCGATAACCACGCAGGTCAAGCCGGATTTACCAACACATGTAAACCTTTGCAATATACCGTTTTTAGACGTTCGAAGTGTCGCGACATGCGAGCAGATCATAACAATTGATAAGGACTACATAATCCGAAAGATGGGCACACTTGATGACCCAGCAATGTATAAAGTTGAACACGCTGTAAGCGTAAGCTTAGGCAAAGGAGGGGTTTTTGAGAGAATGTAAAGCAGGATAAGCCACGGGCGATCAACCTACGCTTATCCTGCCAACTCTGGGCAGGGGAATTCACCTGCCAACCAAAAACACAGGCAAGGAAACACCTGCCGTACCATTATAGTGCATGTGGTGCGTCCTTGCCAGTGTTTTTTTTACTCTGGAGGGGGAAGTGAAGAAGTCAAAACCGAAAATATCGGATAAACCGCGAGTATCGGCTAAGCACTCAAAGAATTTTTACGTTGTTCTCACAGTGATTACATGGTTTTTCTTGAGCGCATTCACATTGCTTCACAGCGCGGCATTAATTCCAAATGCCATTTACAATATGGTAACGCTTTGGATGGGAACACATATAGTAACCCGCTACATCATGGTTGCGTTCTATACATGGGCATTAATCATTTACATGAAACCTGAGAAGAGCCGTAGGTGGTATATGTTTAGCTACATGTTCGCGTGGTATAAGTTACTCACAGCTTCTATATACGCTTTTACGGGGCTTGGAGGTGGTACATTGGCACGTAATATCTTTTACCTGTCAGAACGCATTATATCGACGGTAGGGCTAATAGGATTGACGATAGCATGTTCTCTATTCCCCTTCCGTCGTAGAGTTCTACTCGTTTGCAAGCGTGTAGGAAATACGGTTAAGTATCTTAGCGATTGTGGGTTTGACTACCTGAATTCAATCGGCTTAAACGTACCTGGTACCAAGGCAGACACAGAAGGGAGTCTCCCTTCTGCAAATCAAAGAAACCCATGGGTAGCCTTCAAGAAACCATCAACATTCCAAGCACTAATAACCGATAAGACTTTTATGAGAGATAGGGAATTATTGCCTATTGGTGTATGCGTGGATTCTAACTCAAGCAATGAAGGAAAACATATCTTTACGAGCTTGAAAGAAACAAGCCATTTGTTGGTTGCTGGAATGACTAACAGCGGGAAGACAGTATTTCTACGTTCTGTAGTTGCGGGACTGGCAGCCAAAAACACACCAGAACAGGTACAATTCATACTGATAGATGCTAAAAGGCACGGACTGAAGCCATTAGCAGGGCTAGAACATAACCAATACCATAACCACGTACTGCACCAAGATGAAGAGGTTGCAGGTGCATTAGGGGACGTATTATCCGAGCTTGAAGATCGCATTCTAGCGGATAGAATTAATCCTGAACCAAGAATCTTTGTGGTTATTGATGAATTTGACCAATTCTTGGGCAAGAAAAAGAGTAAGAAAAAAGAAGACGATGAAACCATAACTGAAATGCTAATCAGGATAGTTAAGATGGGGCGTGAGATGGGGATACATTTAATCTGTGGTAGTCAGTCCCCTTCAGGCGATTTGGTAAGCAGACATATACTCACGAACATGTCACGGGTTTGCTTGAAAGTAGAATTACCCAAGTACAGTGAAAACATAATCCAAGTAGGGGATGGCGCACGGCTAAAAGGATTTGGCGAATTGTTGTTCTATAAATCTGGAGAGTTAACCAAGGTTCAAGGGTATCTGATAACGAATGAAGATATGCAGGATGTTGTGGGTGAAGTGGTAGACCATACTCAGGAACTTACTAAGTTTGATAACTTTGAAGTGTGCGAAACAGCCTCGCACAGTACCGCACATTCGCACAGTGGCAATATTGTAGAAATGGGACTATATGCGGGACGCACAGCGTCGCACACACACGCACACTCGCACACGCACAGCGACGCACTGCCCGCACAGCCTGAAATAGCGGCCACATCGCACACTCGCACAGACGCACAAAGAGCAAAGATTAAAGAATTGCTAATTAGTGGAGAGTCATTAAGGGATATCTCAAGTGCGTTAGATGTGACGGTATATCAGGTTCGAAAAGTTAAGGAAGCAGAAGGATTATAAAGGCATATGTTCGCATTGGTGGGAAAGGAAAATGATATGCGTTTCGAGATATTCAAAGCGGAGTAACGGAAAATGGTTGCAAACGATGTGGATTGCATTTATCCAGCGGGAACACTGGAGATTGGATACTCGTTCACGATTGACGGGAAACCGCGGGAAGCTGGTCGCTAATGGAAAAGTTATATGCAAGTGCTTTGTTAGTAGATGACAAAATCTTGTTTTGGCGTGTGAATGTCAGCGGTGCGAAAAGGCGAGTTGATGAGTTCTATAAGGATTTTATGTATTCAGGGCGCAATATATCAGACTATATTGATAAGCCTAATGTGCGTGTAGAATGGGATTTATTAGAAACCAGAGAAATCGATAAATGGTTTATGCAATGGGAGCTAGTCGAAGGCTATGAGGGTAAATTACCATATCATGTGGGAAATGACTGGATTCATAATGCTGGTAAAAGGAACTATGTCGAGAAAAGAAGGTGCTGAAATTGCAAGCTGGGAAGGTGAAGATCGTGGCTCCGACTATGGGGAGTCTGTTTGATGGTATCGGAGGCTTCCCTCTCGCTGCTTTACGCCTAGGGGTAAAGCCTATGTGGGCAAGTGAGATCGAAGCTACACCAATAAGCATTTCAAAACGGCATTTCCCCAACATGCGTCACTTGGGGGACATTACTGAGATAAGTGGCGCGGATATTGAGCCTGTAAATATAATCACGTTCGGTAGCCCGTGCCAAGATTTGAGCGTTGCTGGCAACCGCGCCGGACTTAATGGTAAACGGTCGAGCCTGTTCTTAGAAGCAGTCAGGATCATTAATGAGATGAGGAAAAAATATGGAGCAACTTATCCTCGAGTCATTGTTTGGGAAAACGTACCAGGAGCTTTCTCCAGCAACAGAGGTGAAGATTTCCGAATCGTCCTCGAACAAATCGCTCGTATCGCAGAACCGAGAACTTCAATTCCTAAACCTACAAGAAGAGGCAGCATGTGGAAGCCTGCTGGGGGCATACTGGGAAATGGCTGGTCATTGGCCTGGCGCATCCTCGACGCCCAATACTGGGGAGTGCCCCAACGCCGTCGTAGAATCTTCCTTGTCGCAGATTTTGGAAGCGAAAGTGCCGGAGAAATACTATTTAAGCAGGAAAGCAAAAGACGGGATTTTGAGACGGGCAAAACGGCGTGGGAAGAAAATACCGGACATATTGCAGCAGGCTTTAATGGATGGAGAAGTGTAACAGGAACGCTTGAATGCGAGGTGAGCCGCGCTCCGTGTGTTCAATTTACGATGCCGCCAAATATTGTTCATCCACAAGTTACGGGAACGATTTGCTCTAGTGGCGCAGGACTAAATCGTCCAGCGGGAATGGCGAGTGAAACCGATTTGTGTATCGCTATTGATTGCCGAAATCACAACACCCAATCAATCAGCGGGACGCTTCAAGCGAAATCAGGCGGCGGCCATAGCCTAAACTTTATAAATCCTGTTGTTATTCCATACAGTTTTAAATCGTTTGGCGAATACGAGCAAAGCGATAGAGGGAAGACCCTTATGGCTTGTGATGACAACACCACATGTGACTTAGTTGCTCAAGAATATGTTGTACGCCGGCTTACTCCGACAGAATGCGAACGTCTCCAAGGCTTCCCCGATGGTTGGACAGAATACGGACATGACGATAAACCCATTAGCGACACACAACGCTACAAGGCATTGGGAAACAGCGTCGCGATTCCATGTGTAGAATACATATTTCAGGGTGTATCGCTGCTCTTCAAAGAGTCAGAGAAAGGAAAGTGAAATGCGTTTCGAAATATTCAAAGCAGGGGTACGGAAAATGGCCACTGATGATTTGGAATGCATTTACCCACTCGAAGAACTTGGGACTATGCAAAAGGCTGGATACTCTTTCACGATTGACGGGAAACCGTGGGAGCTAGATAAAATGCGCGTGTTAGGGCAGATACGAAAGCCAGGCAAGATAAAAAAAGGTGAAGCATGCATTGAACAGTTGAGTCTAGCGGGGGTTGTATATGGCTAAATGTAGATCATGTGGTACAGATATCAGGTGGATAAAAACTCCAGCGGGAAATTTAATGCCTTGTGATGTTAAGTCTATCCAGTACTGGCCACGGAACGATGGGAAACAAAAAATAGTTACTCAATCTGGGGTGCTTGTGTCAGCACACTTAGAGCCTCCAGCACCAAGCTTGCTTGCTCTTCAGAATGAACAACCGGAAACCGGATATATCCCACACTGGGCTACCTGCCCGTATGCCAAGAACCACAGGAGGGAGCGGAAATGACTGAAAAAAAGATTTCAGAATCAAGGGTAGCGAAATATCACACTCATAGCTTAGATAAGGCAATTGTGGGCGTCGCCAAGGCTCTTGAATCATATTCATTGCTACCCCAAAACCTAAAAAGGATGCGTCAAGCCAAAGGGATGACACAAGAAGATCTTGCAAAAAAAATAGGTACAACATACCATACAATCCACCGATACGAAGCAGGCTATTGCGACCCATCAGAGGCACGGCTTGAGAAATTGGCTAATGCCCTTGGTTGTCCGGTTGAATACTTTTTTTTGCAGGATACGACGTGGGATAATCAGCAGCTAACTCTTCGTGCCGATGCTCAGGAAAATACATTATGCGAAAAATGTATGCATCTTTATGGTGGATCGATTTGCGACGGTAAAAAGCCCATTCCCGGATGGGCTGCTAAGAAAAAAGTGACGAAATACAAAAACTCCAATGCTATCGTATCTTACAAAGTTCTTAGCTGCCCGCTTTTTGAGCAGGGGCGCGTTCATCCGCTTGCAAATGATAAGTACCTTAAAACGGCGAATCACTATTGAACCGCAAGCTACGCAGAAGGGCAATCAAGGGGACGGCACAGGCGGGCATATCCCCGATAGAACTTGCCCGCCACGAAGCAGTCCGTGAACGGGAGATACTTGAGCGCGTGATCCGTGACATGAACGCCGCCTCTATGATTGCCTTGCGAGATAAATTCGGATTTGGAAGTAAACGGCTGCTACGTTATCACGAAGCCCTTACTGAGGTATGGGATGGCATGTGTCACGGTTATTTGTCCGCAGATGATGTATACAAAACAATTCTTGAAGAAACGGGTATTGACTTGAAAAAAATCTAGCTACGCTTCCATTGGCACAATGGCATGTGTTTTTCCCAATGCCCATAAAACTATAAAAAGATAAAAGATGTCCTATAGAGGGGCTGTTTGTGCCGTTTTCTTGGAGGGATGAGTATAATGGCTAAAAAAGCAACAGGCTATAAATTAACAGACGGTTTATTGGAAGCGGTTATTCACGTAGCCATAGACAAATACAAGCAAGAGGAACTAGATTCCGCACAAGCCCGGTATGACAGGCGTAGAGCAAGCACAAAGTTACTGCTGAAAAACTACCGCTCTCTCAAAGACCACTGCGAAAATGCCGTTTATGATGCTGATGCCTTCGATGAGGGTGGAGGTTATACACTTTCAGAAATTCTGGAAATCGTAAACAGCAGCTACGCTGCAAATCTTAAAATAGAAACCATCCGGGAAAGTGCAATACGAACAAAAATAATCATTGACCATATAGATACCATGATTAGCCTATACTCTTTATATTGCGAACGCTCTCCCAAAAAGGAAGATGCCCGAAGGTACAGGGTAATATATGGACTGTACCTTTCTGAAGTGCCACGGACTCGCGCTGAACTTGCTCTAGAAGAATATGTAGATAGAAGTACAATACACAGAGATGTTGAGGAAGCCATGGAACGTTTGACTGCGCTTATTTTCGGAATTGATGGATTGGACAAATGGAGCATATGACCCGTGCAACAAAGATGCAATAGCCACGAAATATAATAACTGTTAGAATGATATGGTGAAAATAATAGTTTGGTTCCAGCGAGGAACGTTTAACCCGTGTACTAAGGTGCGCGGCTTTTTTTATGCAAAAATCAATCTGGGAGAGAGCGGAAAGTGCGGTACCCTACCGTCGCACTTTCGTTCCCGGAAGTAAAGGTGGAATAATAATTGAATGGTAGGGATATCAACGCTGCAGAGCGGCTCGAAAGAGTAAGTCTCGATAAACTAATCCCCTATGCCCGTAATGCGCGAACCCACAGCAAGGAACAAATTTTACAACTCCGCTCCAGCATCCGAGAGTTTGGTTTTGTAAATCCGCTACTAATTGACCGTGACTACAATATAATAGCCGGACATGGGAGAGTACTAGCAGCAAAGGAAGAGGGCTTAGAAGAGCTACCCTGTGTTTTCATAGAGCATCTAACGGAAACCCAAAAGAAAGCTTATATCATTGCTGATAACAAACTGGCACAAAATGCCGGGTGGGATGAGGCAATGCTCGCCTTGGAGATAGAGGAACTAAAATCCCTTGAGTTTGACATTGACCTCACTGGCTTTAACATTGAAGAAGTAGAAGCCCTATTTGCCGACTTGGGAAGTGCGGGCACCGAAGCCAAGGACGATGAGTTTGATGTAGATGAGGCAGTTTCCGAAATTGAAGCCCCAGTGTCACAGCTTGGAGATATCTGGTTGCTTGGCTCCCATCGGCTTATGTGCGGGGACAGCACTTCTGCCGCTGATGTTAAGACCCTCATGGATAGCAAAAAAGCTAGATGTGTATTCACAGACCCGCCTTGGAACGTGGACTATGGCTCGGATGCAAAGCACCCAAGTTGGAAGGCACGGCAAATATTAAACGACAAGATGAGTACCGAAGATTTCGGTGCTTTTTTGTTGGCAGCGTTTATGTGCATGGCGGAAGCTTCTGAACCCGGCTGCATGACCTATGTAGTGATGAGCGCACAAGAGTGGGGCAACGTTATGAATGCAATGTTTGATTCAGGCTACCATTGGTCAAGTACAATCATATGGGCAAAAGATTCCTTGGTGCTCTCCCGTAAGGATTACCACACCCAATATGAGCCGATATGGTATGGTTGGCTTGATGGCAAAAGGCTCTATCCGCTGAAGGATCGCAAACAATCCGACCTATGGAACATCCCTCGACCAAAGGCATCGCCCGAACACCCGACCATGAAGCCAGTGGAGTTGGTGGGGAAAGCACTACAAAACAGTTCCGACAAAGGAGATGTTGTTCTGGATTTGTTTGGAGGCAGCGGCACGACCATGATTGCCGCAGAGCAGACAGGACGAGATTCACGACTGATGGAACTTGATCCCAAATACTGCGATGTTATTGTGCAACGGTACGCTAATCAAGCTGGAAGCACTGACAATATATTTCTGCTCCGGGACGGAACAAAAAACCCGTATTCTGATGTGTTTACCATACAAAAGCCTGCGTGAGATCATGCCATGAGAGGCGACAACTCTGATGCAAACATCGGAGAGCTGCTGACAGATGCATGGGCGTTTTTATAGAAAAGGATAATATAAAGCAGGTGGGTGATGCCAAGACAACGAAGCGAATGGAGCATAGAAGCCGAACGCCGTTACCATGCAGGCGAGAGACTTATTGATATAGCAAAAGCCCTGGGTAAACCAGAGGGTACAGTACGCCGATGCAAAGCAGAGCAAGGTTGGGATAATAAAAAAAAGCAATCCGAACGCTCGGAAATAAATACGAGCGACAAACCGAACGCTCGGAAATCTACAAATAATACATCTACAAATAATGCCACTGAAAACCTTGGTGAAAACACAAACGGCGGCACTCCCGACAAAACCAACACGCAAAATCCAAAAGCACGATTTGGAAACAAAAATGCCGTTGGAAATAAAGGCGGTAAAGGTGGGCCATCGGGTAATGATTTTGCAGTCAAAACAAATGAATATAGAAATTTATTTTTTAAAGGCGCAAATTTGGATATCGATGAAACAAAACGCGCTGTCCTCGAAATGCCTTACGATAAATATACCCGGCAACTCATTTTAATAGATACGCTCACCTACAGGGAGATGCTTATCCTTGAAGAAATGGAGCAGTTAAAAAAGAGTCCAAGCGGTATGGTTGTTGAAAGCGTCACAAAAAACAAAGGAACAACCACCAATGCCTACACCAACCGCAATAAAAGCGGCGACGTGTGGGAGGGCAACAGCGCGACCGAGAGTGTGGACACCGCCACACACATAGCACGCTCTGAGGCTGAGCATCGGCATCGTCTTGGCGAAGCACTCACTAGGGTACAAGGTAGGTTGCAGAAGGCAATTGAGGTATTGCACAAAATGGAAATAGATATGGAACGAAACGAAATCGAACGGGCAAAGCTTGAACTCAAGCGTCAGCAAGTGAGCGGACAGATAGACCTTGACACTCTACTTGGCAGTGATGACCTTGGCCTTGAAGAGTAGTGATGTGTGGCTTCCAGACGCACATAACACTATCGTCTTGCCTCTAGGCATATATAACACTAGCGTACTAGCCTCTGGCATGTATAACACTGTCTGCCTAGCCTCTAGACATGTATAACACTGCCTACCAGCCTCTGGGCATGTGTAACACTGTTGACCGACCTCGAGCGGCGGCCGCGGTTCCTTCCGGAAAATTTCTGGCCAGCGGGTGCGCGGGGCGCAGCGCTTGCCTAGTTTTCAAAAATTTTTTTCGGCTTCCATTTTTTCGGGGAGGTTTCGCTCATGGGCAAACAAAGCATGATTTACACCCGTAAGGTTATTGCCCAAGTGTTGGGCGTTTCCGAGAAGCGGGTACGGCAGCTAACCGAGGAGGGTGTTCTGGAGGAGTTTTCGAACGGTTATTATAAATTTCTGCCATCTGTGCAGGGATATATCCGATATTTGCAGTCCCTTGTAGCTGATGATGATCAATCCACGGATTACAACCAAGAAAAGGCACGGCTTACCAAAATCAAGCGTGAGGATGCCGAGTTGGACTTAAAGCGCAAGCGAAATGAGCTGCACCACTCATCCGTCGTTAAGTTTGTTATGTCGAACTCTCTTGTATCATTCAAAGCACGTCTTGAAACCTTGCCCCACAAGGTGCTCCCACTCCTAATGAATATTCCAGAGAGCACTGGAAAATCAGAGCGCATACTCGAAATATTAAAAGAGTCAGTTGCTGAAACGTTAAAGGCTCTGTCCAAGTACAACCCGAAGGATTTTGCAGATGACCCTTATCTTGCAGGGATAAAGGAGCAAACGGAAGGTGAAACCGAATGATAGAAGATGAAACGTTTATAGAACCCCACACAGAAGAACTTTTTCGAGGGATATTTGCACGGCTAACCCCCACAGAAAACATTACCTTGGTGGAGTGGGCAGACAAGTACAGGCAGCTTCCAGCAGAGAGTAGCGCAGAGCCTGGACAGTGGCAGACCTCCCGAACGCCATATTTGAAGAAAATCATGGAATGCCTCACGGCCCCAAATGTGCGAGAAGTGAGCATGATGTCCTGCGTTCAGGTGGGCAAGTCGGAGTTCTTGCTCAATGCCATGGGATTCTTTGCTCATATCCGACCGACCTCTGTTTTGATGGTTCAACCCACGGTTAAGACCGGGGAGCGGTTTTCCAAGGAGCGGATTGCGCCTACCATTCGAGACACACCCATATTGCGGACGATTTTCAGCCCAGAAAAGAGTCGTGATGCACAGAACACAATCATGCAAAAGATGTATCCGGGGGGTTATCTGGCAATTGTTGGTGCAAATTCTCCTGCCGATCTTGCCTCACGCCCTGTTGAGGTGGTGCTTGCAGATGAGGTTGATCGCTGGCCAGAAAGCGCAAAATCAGAGGGTGACCCACTGACCATTGTTGAAAAAAGGACATCAACATATCCATATACAAAGAAGTTGCTGAAGGTTTCCTCTCCAACCATAGATGGCATCAGCCGTATTCAACACGAGTACAACCAAGGCACAATGGAAGTGTGGATGTTGCCATGCCCCTCTTGTGGTGAACACCAAGAACTGCTCTGGCATGGCATAAAGTTTGACCACCTCATAGACAGAGAAGCCGACAAGATCGATGAATCCGCAGGGGATGTTTTGTACGAATGTGAAGTCTGCGGAGAACGTCATGACGAGTATGCTTGGAAAATCGGTGAAGGTGAATGGCAGGAGAGATGTGAAAACGAATCAGTAAAAAGTTTCCGGCTGAACGCTCTTGTAAGTCCATGGATGCCTTGGATAAATATTGTCAAAGAGTTCCGTAAGTCCAAGGGCGATTCCGAAATGATGAAGGTGTTCACCAACACCGTACTTGGACAGGTCTTTATTGTAGATGGCGATAGCCTTGACTCGGACGTGCTTTACAACCGCCGCACAGATTACAACGCCTTAGTGCCGAAAGATGTGTTGGTGCTTACAGCCGGAGTTGATGTGCAAGATGACCGATTTGAAATGGAGATTGTTGGGTGGGGCGAAAATAAAATCAGCTGGGGCATAAAGTATCTGAAAATATACGGCGATACTTCCCTGCCAGAGATGTGGGAAAAGCTCGACCAACATCTCCGTACATCATATGCTTGCGAGGACGGTTCTGCATTTCTGATATCAACGGCCTGTATTGACAGCGGAGGTCACCGTACTACTGAAACCTACCGATTTTGTAAAGAGCGTGAAATCCGTGGTGTGTGGGCAATCAAAGGAAAGGGTGGATCTGGGATGAACATCGTGCATTCCTACAACAAAACAAAGAAAGTGAAAAACCATCTTTTCACCATTGCTGTTGATGCGGCAAAGGCTAGAGTGTTTTCGCGTCTTGCTGAAAAAGACCCGGGAAAAGCTGGGTATTGCCATTTTCCGTCTGATGATGAACACGACCGCAAATACGATGAAGAATACTTCGAGGGATTGACATCCGAGGTCAAGGTTGTGACGCTAGTTAGGGGTAGGCCGAAAACGGAATGGAAGCTAAAGTCTGGCGCACGCAATGAACCTCTCGACTGTCGCGTTTATAACGTAGCTGCCATAGAAATCCTTAACCCCAACTTTGAAGAGTTGAAACAACGCAAGACCTCAGGCACTTCGAGGCCCTCGAGACGACGTGGAGCGGTTAGGGTTAGAGGTGAGGAATGAGTACAGTAACCAAACAGCAAGAGCTACACAATGCCAGGGAGATGTTAAAGGGCTGGACGTTGGCAGAAATGTCGGTCATGTCTGGGCAAGACTACAGCATAGGCTCACGCCGCTTAAGACGTGCTGACTTGTTGGATATTGCGCAACGCATCAAATATTGGAAAGCAGAAGTAGATCGCTTGGAAGGACGCTCCCGTATTCGGGTACAGCAAGTTATCCCGAGGGATACGTAGGAGGTGATTGCCGCATGAAAAGAAAAATTAATTTGCTCGACCGGGTAATCGCAAGCGTAGCCCCAAAGATGGCATTGAAAAGGGAAATTGCCCGCCAACGTTTGGAGTTTCTTAACTCTGGCTACTCCCATCACGGCGCAAACACAAATAAAAAGGCGATGCGAGGGTGGATCAGCGAAAGCAACTCCCCAGAGGAAGATATCAATGACAACCTTTCTACGCTGCGTGAGCGTTCCCGTGACCTCTACATGGGCGGTGCTAATATAGCAACCGGGGCAATAAAAACAACCAGGACAAATGCAGTTGGGTACGGACTCATTTTGAAACCAACCATTGACGGCGATTTCCTTAAGATGTCTGACTCCGAGGTTGAGGAATGGGAAAAATCCGTAGTAAGAGAGTTTGAGTATTATGCAAACTCCGTAAACTGTGACCGACTCCGACTAAATAACTTCTACGAGTTGCAGCAACTAGCTTTTATGAGCATGTTGATGTCAGGGGATGTGTTTGTGTTGCTTCCCTACAGATTCAGAAACAGCTTTTTATACGATCTTCGAATTCAGCTTGTTGAGGGTGATAGAGTAGCAACCCCACCTGATAAAGAAGGCGACGAAACTATTAGCCAAGGCGTAGAAACACGCAGGGGCGAGATAGTTGCTTACCACATTGCAAACAACTTTCCCGGTTCTGCAGCTGATGACTATACCTACAGGAGAGTAGCCGCTTTTGGTGCATCTACTGGGCGGCGTAATATTCTCCACCTTATGGAATCTGAACGGCCAGACCAAACAAGGGGGCTGCCGATACTATCGCCGATTATAGAGAGTCTGCGTCAACTCGGAAAGTATACCGAAGCTGAACTTAATGCCGCTGTAGTAAGTGGCTTGGTTGCCATCTCTGTAACAATGGAAATGCCAGAAAATGCAATAGGAGAAAGCATTTCCAAAGATGACCAAATTGATGCGGACAACCCATACACCTACGAAATGGGGCCAGGGATAATAAACTACATGAGTCCGGGTGAAAAGTTCGATATTAACAGCCCAGGCAGACCCAACGTAGCCTTTGACGGATTTGTGAATGCCATTTTGCGTCAAATAGGCTCTTCTTTGGAGATTCCCTATGAACTGCTAATCAAGCATTTCAGCGCATCCTACAGTGCAAGCCGCGCTGCATTGTTAGAGGCATGGAAAATGTTCCGCATGAGGCGTAAGTGGTTTGCCAATGATTTCTGCCAGCCCATATATGAAGAGTGGCTTACGGAGGCTGTTGCCAAAGGGCGCATTTATGCCCCTGGTTTTTTCGATGACCCGATTATAAGAGCGGCTTATAGCAAAGCAGAGTGGCACGGCCCCTCCCAAGGTCAGATTGACCCACTCCGTGAAGTAAACGCCGCCATGAAGCGGATAGATGCCGAAATAAGCACAAGGGAACGTGAAGCCGCTGAAATGACAGGCACAGACTTTAATGTGAACCACAGGCAACGCGTGAAGGAGGAAACTATGCGAAAAGAACTTCTGGCATTAATGGAAGGTGGAGATAGCTGATGAGTAAACCCGTTTCACAGTTTTGGGAGTTTAAGAACAGCATTGACCCAGCATACGCCAACGAAGCGACTTTGTACATCTACGGGGACATAGTTACATACGACCTTGGCAGTTGGAACTTTCCAGATGATGTTGTCCCGTACAAATTTAAAGACGAGTTGAATGCCCTTGAAGATGTCAACACAATCCATGTGCGGATAAACTCAAACGGCGGAAGTGTTTTTGCTGCTTATGCAATTATGAATCTGCTGAAATCACACAAAGCAGAAATCATCACCTACATTGATGGCATAGCGGCGAGTGCGGCTACGCTTATTGCAATGGCTGGCAACAAAATTGTTGCAGCCATCGGCTCGGTCATGATGATACATTTACCGTCTACTGGCGTTTGGGGGAATGCCAACGATCTTCAAAAAGCCATTGATGTCCTAAACACAATCACCGAGAGCATGGTGGACGTGTATCATTCAAAGACAGGCATTGACAAAGCTGTACTACGGAACTTACTAAATAATGATGATTGGATGACAGGAGCACAAGCCTTAGAAAAAGGGTTTGTTGATGAGGTCGCCGATTTGGAAGTCGTAGCTTATCTTGGTGAAGATAAGAAAACGGCTTTTTTTAATGGCGTTCAGATAAGCCTTGAAAATGTTCGTAACAAGGATGTGCTTATGGCAATGTTGCCCTCACATCCCCAAAACAAACCGCGCATTGAAACCCGAAACCATAAGGAGGCAAAGGATATGACACTTGGGGAACTTAAAGTGAATCACCCAGCAATTTATGATGAAGCACTGAACTTAGGGCTAGCTCAAGCCCAAGGTGCATCCTCCGAGGCTATAACGACCGCCAGAAACGAAGGATATACAAAAGGCGTAACTGCAGAGCGTGAGCGCATGAAGGCAATAGACAACATTGCCCTACCTGGCATGGAAGCCATCACCAATAAAGCGAAATACGAAACAGGCATAACAGCTGAAGCTTACGCAATGGAGGTAATTGCTTCTCAGAAACAGAAAGGAATCACGTTCTTGAGCAATGCACAAGCCGATGCCGCAGAACTTGATGATATACCGACTGCGGGCGAACAGCAAAACGGTGAAACAGAGGAAAAAGAACTCTTGGCCTACGCTGCAGAAGTAGCACAAACCATTAGAAGGGTAGTGTAAAGTTCCCAATGAAAACAAATTGAGTAGAGAAAATCCTGGGGCTCTGCCCCAGACCCCGAGGTTTAACGCTTTAGTTTTCCAAAGAATGACGCAGCAACCCAAGCGACAAACAAAAAAATGACACCAAAAA